TACTTGAATGCCTCGCCTAGTTGTTCAACGTCAGTGTTGGATGATGTAGTGGTTTTGGCTAGAACGTCCGCAAAGTGTTCTACGCTTTCGGTTGAGATTTCCTCACCGAACGCCGTCATAGCGTCGGTAACTATGTCGGATACCGTACCCAGTTCAGCACCAGTGGCAGACGTTAGGTTTACTATTGCATCGACACTAGATATCATCTTATCTACGCCATCCGAACCCCAACCAGCCATAGCCATGTACTCGAACGCCTCGCCTACCTCTGTAGCCGTGAAAGATGTCGTAGCACCTAGTTCTTTAGCCTTTTCTTCTAGTGCCTCCATGTTCGCCACGGATTCAGCAGAGCCGTCAGTATAACCAGCCAACGCTTGTACCGTTGACATCTGTTCCGTGAACTCTTTGCCTATGGAAGTAGCGTATCCGCCTAGGGCTGTCAACGACCCTGTAATGGCTGTAGCATACCCCTCAAAGGCTTTAGTGGAGGTTTCCACAGCGGTTGTAACCGCCTGAATACTAGCAGTAGATATTCCCTTTAGTGCTGTGCCTATGCCCTCTATACTGGTGGTTAGGGCGTTAAAACTAACCCTGCAAAGAGCCTTGAAAGCATTTTCTAAGGTTTCAACAGCCTTAGAGTTTTCTTTCTGTTTGGCGGTATTCTTTTCAGTTTCGGAGGAGTTTTCCTTAACTTTCTTGTTCGCCTTTTGTGACGTATCAGTTAGATTTTCGTATTCCTGACGGGTTTGTACTAGTTGCTTTTGAAAATCGTAATAAGCGTCCGCACCTATGTCACCATTCTTGTACTGTTCTTCCACCTGACTTTGAACGCTCTTTAAGGCTTCCAACTTTTGCGAAACTAGTTCAACGTTCTGTGCCAGCAGTTTCTGTTTATCGGCAAGGTAAGAAACGTTAGTTGGGTCTAGCTTGATAAGTTCTTTTACTTTTTTAAGGTTTTTCTGTGTAGAGTTAATTTCAGTGTTTACGTCCTTTAAGGCACTGCCTAGGGACTTAGTATCGCCCTCAATCTTAACCTGAATACCCTTGATAGTTTCCGCCATGCTTAGTCACCTCTGCTCTCATACTCTGCTATAGAATCCATAAAGGACTTGTACTTTTCTTCGGAAATCTGTCCTTTTTGGTACAAGATTTCAACTTCGGGTTGAATCTTCTTCAACTTTTTGTATTGTTGTTCGGGGTCAGTGACGTGTTCACCACGCATTTTTCTAGTAAGCCTGTCATCTGCATAGCAGAAGTTAATTAGCATACCTATGGTAAACTTGTCGAAATCAGCAACGGATAAACCCCTTTTTATTAATATAGCAACGAACTCCTCAGTAGTTGGGAAATCGTTGCTATGTTGTCCGTTGCCTACACGTTTTTTCTATCCACAGTGAAGTTAGCGTTTATTAGTTCAAAAATCTCCTTGAACACGTCAAATACGGGGAACTCCTCGAAACCATCTAGCCATGCCATCACATCGGATGGTATAGTAGGGTCTGCAATTTTTGCCATAGTCCACGCAATGTTGAAGAATACTTCTGTATCCAGTTTGGTTAGGTCTATTCGCTTTTCCTTGACGGTTTTGCCGTCGGGCGTGGTTACATCTGCGTCGTAGTATAGACAGTTCTGCAACTTGCCAAAATCGGATAGGAAGTCACGACCGAACTGTGCCTTGTATCGTAACATTAGCGAACCGTTAGACCTAAATGGCACTTCTTTGCCACCAATATTCAAAACTTTTTCCATAATTCTACTCCTCATCTAACTATGCACTCTTTTTCTCATCGGTTGGCTGTGGTAGTTCGTCGAATAGTTCTTGACCCTCGAAACTCCAACGCACAAGCCTGTCGGTAGAGCGTGGACGTGACGCTAAGTCATACTGTGGGAACTGGAAGTCTACCTTGCCCTCTGTAGTCTTACCGCTTTTAGCTGGTCTTTTGTTGATTTTAGTATAGTAGTAGATGGTAGTTTTGCCAGTACCATCGGTGGTATCTTCGCAGATGATTAACGCAAAGTATGGATATACGCCACTGTTAGCGTATTCTGCAATGCCGACTTTGTTCTCTGTGGTTTTATCGAAACCGTACCAGTTCGCCTCAATATCATCAGTGATGGCTAGTAGTGTCAAGCTGATATCATAGCCGTTGTTGTCTTCCTGTGAGTATACACAGATACCATCTGCATAAACCTCTGTTACTTCGCCGTTTGGCTCGGCAGAGTACTCTCTACCACCTGATTCAAACGTTGGTAGCCACACAACCTTGTCGTATGTAACGGCTGTATCTGTGACGGTAGCCATGGCATAACCTATCTTTGATATAGATTTCATTAAATTTTGAGCCATTTAATTTTCCCCTTTCGCTACATAATCTTGGAACTTATAGACTATAAGTTCTATGTTTTCATCTTCTACATATTGGTATGAGATATCTTTTTCATAAGATATTCTGTTATTTGTCAATACATCCTCCAGCTGGTTGGGGCTAGATAGGTCTGTTTTTAGCTTGAACAGGCACACTATGTAGGACGTTGTTTCGCCTACTACTAACCCGTTAGCGTATAGCCCTTGAATGTTTTCCACCTCGTAACACACATAGGGCGGTGTTATAGCACTGTTAAACCTAACAGATGACACCTTGTAACCAGTCTGTTTTAGGATGTTAAAAATGTCGGATTTAGTCATATATACACCTACTTAATCTTCTTGATACGCTTTTCAATCTCTAAGGGTAGTTGCTTTACAGCGTACTCCGAGCCGAATTTAACGTGTGGGTATGCCTTAGAGTTTCCACTCTTACCATTGACGTTGTACTTGTGACCGTCTTCCAACAAGTGCGTTAATGTGTAGTGTGGATACATTACATACCATGCTTTGCTGTGTATACCTAACGATTCTTCTATGGTTTTGACCTTGAAAGCCTTAACGTATGCACCAGTAGAACGCCCACTCTTAATAGCTACACGCTTAGTGTGTCCTTTGATTTTAATCATGACATATCTTTGTACCGTGGGCGTACTAGCTGTGCTGTTAAACTTTACATTGTCTTTAATGACTTTGTTTGTGTCCCTTGCGACCTTAGCAACTGCTAACTTTGTTGCCTTGTCTACATCTTCGTTGTAGTCGTTGAGTCCTTTTTTGATGGCGGTTGCCATCTGCTCTATATCGATACCGTTAGACATCCCTAGCCACCGCCCTAAAACGTACCTCATTGTGTAGATACTTCACGTCATCCGCTAAGGACTTGATTTCGTACTGTCGCCCATTGAATACTATTTGGTACTCATAGGGGTTTACTGCTGAAACCATCTTGCAGTACCTAACGCAGAATAGCACGGTATCAGTAGCGTTTTCACGCCTAATGTCACCGCCATAGGTTTCGGATGATATCCCAGTAGACCCAGGCTTAGCGTTATTAACGTAGGCGTGACACTTATAGTAGTCGTTCCAAACTTCAACCTCATTGCCCTCAACGTCAACGTTTGTGGTTTTCAGTTGAAAAGTTATAACGTGCCTGTAGTCACCAGTCATATTAACACCACCTAAAAATAGTTGATTCTGTGTGCATTCAAGATAAAATCTGTAGTAGGGTTTACCTTGTTGACTGACACAGTGGTTTGCCTGTTATCGTACATATCGGAAACTAGGCAAAGAAACGCAATCGATACGTCTTCGTACTGGTTTAGTTCCTCGGTGGTTAAGCCAGTGTGAGCCACGATATAAGCCATAGCAGATGGCATTATCACGTCAGCAATAAGCGTATCATCGTCGTCAAAATCTATATGGGTGTAGGTTTTAACGGTATCTAAAGTAATATCCAGTAACTTCATAGCCTACACTACTTTGAACTTGAAACTGTTAGCACTGCCAACTTTTGTTGCTCGATAGGTTTGCCGTCTAGTTCTGCGTAGCCGTACACACCAACAGCGTGTTTTAGTGCGAATTGCTCGTATAACACGTTGATTTCTAGGTCTTGTGAGAACTTAAACCAGTAACCGCTTAGGTCACCATAGAATATAGCATCGTCTGGAACGTTCATATCTATGTAGACTTTTTGTCCTAGAATTACCCAGCCATAGCCTTGTGTTAGGTCAGGGTTTAGTAAACTTCTGCCGTTAGTATCTTTTAGCAACTTGCATTTTAATAGTGTAGCCCTATTCATAACCCACACAGAATCGGCTTGATACTCTGTAGGAATAGAATTTTGGATAGTAATCAACGCAGAGTCGTCTATCTTTGTAACTGAAGTAGTGTTGGTTACTGCACCCTCGGAAAATAGTCCCACAACCTTTTCTGTGCCTACAAATCCCTCTTTAGATAGTACGTTCGCAAAACCTAGGGCAACTCTGTCAATTATG